CGATTATGCCTACCTGGAGGGCGTGGAACGACCTCTGTACTGTGGACAACATTCGGATTCCAAAAAATGGTTCACGGCCTACAAGTCCCACATGTGCATTGCACCAGGGTGTGTGAAACAGTCTACATATAATTACAGACAAGGACAACGACGTCTTTTTTGTCTGGACCATAAGCAGGAGGGAATGGTGAATGTCAACTGTGTTAAATGTGCGGTGTGCAAGGAAAAACCTGCTCGATTTAATTCTAAGGAAGGGTATCCCAAGCCCATGTACTGCAAATTGCACCGCACCGACGACATGGTGGATTGTCTTGAAACGCTGTGCAATCCTCCACACTGCTGGAAACACGGTAGCTTTGCCTTTCATCGATCCGACAAGAACGTCGTGTGCAAGGAACACAAACAGGAGGGAATGATAGATGTTAAGAATGAAAAATGCAAAACTCCAATGTGCATGACATCAGTTTCAAAAAAGTATAGAGGATATTGTTTGTTCTGTTTCATACATATGTTCCCTAATGAACAAATTGTGAGAAACTATAAAACAAAAGAAAAACATGTCCAACATTATATTTTGGAAAATTTTCCACACTACTCATGGTCATTAGATACACGGGTACAAGATGGTTGTTCTAGAAGACGACCTGATTTATTGTTAGATTTGGGTTATCAAATTATCATTGTTGAAATTGATGAAAATCAACATGTAGGATATGAATCTCTATGTGAAAATAAGCGAATAATGGAAATATCAAAAGATTTAAATCATCGTCCGGTCATATTTATCCGATTCAATCCGGATGATTATAAAAACAGAAATGGAGAGTACATTAATTCTTGCTGGAAAATAAATAGTCGAGGAATATGTGTAATAAGAAACAACGATAAATGGACGGAGCGTTTAGAACTTCTCAAGGCTCGGATAGAATATTGGTTATGTGAATATAATAAAACACAAAAACTTGTAGAAATTATTAATATATGTTATGATGAGTAAAGAGACTGGTTTTGGATTTTATTTTGTTCGCAGACAAAATAAAATATATTGAATGTGGAAATGTACTCTTTGAGCCAATTCGGAAATGCGAATCGACTAGAGCACAGGGAAACCCAATCGTTTGGTAAGGTTGATTTTATACTGCAAAAACTTTGTATAAAACCATACCACACCACCCCTAACCTTTCGGATAGGGACTGACTGTACCTTAAGCTTTTTTTTTGAAGCCGACCCCCGTGCGGTCGATGAGGGAGACCCATGCACACTCTACAAGTGTGTTTAGGATCTTTACCCGCGGATTGCCCAATCCTTTGCGTTGTTACCATTGGGTACGGCATTTCGACCGTGTTCCTCGCAAATCCTTTCGAAAGTGGAGTGGTAGCAAAGGCTCTAAGGGGATTCCCGAACATTATGAGGGGTCTTGCCCAAATCATTCGACACATGCTGATTTGGACTAGCCGGTTATATATCACTTAGGCGCATACCGCCATCGTGAGTGGAATATTACACTGTTTTCCTTCCATGGTCATTCCACAACCATGAAAGCAGCCGACTGTTGGGCGCATCGGGTAGTTCGCGCCTCCTGAGATACGGATGATATTGTTGTTTACAGCCGTCACGATAAACTGGAAAGTCTGGGCCCTCTGGTAGAGGGTGTTGTCGGGGCAGGTGGTATTGTTCTGCAGGGCCGCGGCGATGAGGTTCTTGGGCTCGGCGACGTAGCGGGCCTCCACCGACGCGGTGGGGATGATGGAAACATTGGTCAGCTTGCCGTAATTGGTGCTTCCCATGGGGTCCAGGCAGATGAAATCCAGGGAGTAGGAGTACATGTGGTACCCAGGGATGACAGGGATGACGGGGGCGGCGTAGTAAGGCTCGACCAGGGAGAAATAGTCGGATCCCATCTGGGCGAGACGCTGGGTGTTCTCATAGATGAGGGAGGTCTCACTGATGGGGTCGTTTCCGGGGAAATGCTGATCGATAACAAGGGAGGCGTCCGAGGTGGAGGCGCCGAGGGCGAGCGTCTCGCGGGTGGTGTAGTTGGACCAGTAGGAGGGTACGGTGGTGTTGCGCACGCTGAAGAAAAGGACCTTGACGGCGTGGGAGAAACGAATGTCGTAGGACTGGTTGGGGTTCTGGAAGGGGTTGTAGGACTGGATGGGTGCGGTCTGCACCTGCTCGATGAGGATGTCGCGGGGGGCACAGGCCATGCGCTTCCTCTCGTCGTTGCTGACGAGGGCGTAGTTGGCCCACACCTGCACGGAAGAGAGCTCGGGGAGGGTGGTTCCGAAATCAGCGAGGACGGGGACACGGGAGATGACCACGGACTCGTTGGTGTCGGTGTAGGTAATGAGATCCCAGGAGACGAGGAGCTCAAAGTAGTTGCGGAGAGAGAACTGGATACGCATGTCGTTGTAGGGAAGGGCGGCCGTGGGGAGGGCCACACCGCTGTCCCTGGCGTAGAAGAAAGGGAGGGGGAGGTTGAGGGTCTTGGCGGGGAGGACCTTGCGGGGGGTGATAAGGTCGTCGGTCATACCGATCATGTTGAGGTAGCCCACCTGCTTTCCAGCGGGGGTGGTGAAGGCGGACCAGAAATCGAGCTGGTAGTTGTCGAAACGAGCGGCCACCAGGTCGTTGAAGGTCACCGCGGCCTCGCGGATGAGGTTGTGAGCGAGGTTGGGGGTCCAAGACACGTAGGTGTCGATGGTCACCTCACGGCTCTCACGGATGCTCGTGCAGGCGGGCACGGAGGTAATGGGGGGTAAGAGCAGGCGGAGCCAGGTGTACATGAGGTAATCACCGGCACGGGAGATCTGCACGGACCACTCCTGGCCAAAGCCGGGGGTTCCGCTTGCACGGGAAAGAACGACGGGCACCTGCGTGAACCATGTGGCCTTGCGGGTCGCGCGGACAAAGTAGGCAGTGGCGTCGGGGCCTCCGTACATGTACTTCTCAAGCTCGTCAAACGTGGCCAGGTCAATGAAACCCGAGGTGAGATTGGAAGTGACAATCGACATTTTTATTGAATTTTGTTTATACGTTCCAAGAAAAAAAAAAATTATTTTGAAAAAAAATATTTTACCGAGGCGATTTAAGACTTTTTTTCAAGAAAACGAGGTCGATCCTCATATTCCCATAGGACCTTGTTTTGGTTTCGAGGACAATTGACCACTTGTGTACAACAATAAAAGAAACGGTGTAAGGGCAACGTAAATAGTATAAAAAAAATAATGACAACAAAAACAATCGTCCAAATCAACAAGGTCATTCACTGCTAGCTCCAACTGGAGGACGGTACCGATTTTTCGATCCCTATGAGAAGCGATGGCTACATGCTACATCTATACAACCAAGCTTTGTCGTGTGTGGCCGATTGGTTGCGTCTTGCAACTAATTACTAAAGTTCAGATCAAACTGGGTACTGATAAACACGGAAACCCCTTGGAGGTAGACGGCGAGATTGTTTCGAGAGATTTGGCATCCACTCGTATCTCCCATTTTGTTTTTTACTTTGAAAACAAAATTTTCTAAACTTTATTCAAAAGATTCCTTTCATGTTTTGACATTTTTTTCTTTGAAAAAAAAAAATTCAAATGTCGCTAGACATGAAGAAGATATTGCGCATGTTCTTGTATCCATTATTAGGTTCGGGGTAAATAATTTTCTCGTCGGGAACGTGATTGGACATTGTTTATTTTCAAAAAAAAAAAAATTGTGTGGGTTTATTGCACAATGTTGAAAGACCACGGGACCCTTACGCTTTTCAATAGTGTGCTCGAGGCCCTTTTGACCTATGCACCGTCTGCAAACAACACGAACGTGTGGTTTCTCTCTTTTTGAAACCGATTTAAAGGAAATTTCGACGTGGAATAAATATATGAATGAATACACTAGATATTCTCTCCATCCATAATACTCTGGTGAGAAAGTTCCAACAGATCGATGTCTTTCCTCCTGCTCCTCCTCTTATTACCGATCCCGCGGAAGAGTATCAGAAATGGAAAGACCTCTATGATTCATTACAGTCCAACCGCGCCTCGAGAAACGTTGTCCAGGACATCAAGGACAAGCTGGACACACTGGAGAGGCAGCGGCAGGACAAGCCCGATCGAACCTTTTATTTCTATCTTCTTCGCGCCATCCCTCTCCTTGATCAGTATTGCGTGTTGAAAAAGTCTCAGAACAAGATTCATTTCATCTCGAACAAACCAGAAGAAAAGGAACAACAGAGCGTGGGAGAAAAGATGGAGGACATTGTGCGCGAGTACATGGGGGTCGTCGAGAGCTATTTTCCTCGCGAATACTCGGGGGGGCAGTGGGAAAAAATCCGGTTGGAAGAATCCGTTGATGTCCCCATGGCCAAGGTGTCGACCAAGTTGAAATGCACCCTGTGCCAGAGCGACCAAGACTCGTTTTCGATTCACGACAACCATTTTGTCTGTGAAAAGTGTGGTTTTGTGTCGACGAGCACAACGCACTCGAGCATTTCGTTCAAGGACATTGACCGGGTCAACATCTCCTCCAAGTATACCTACGATCGCCGCACCCATTTCAGGGACTGTATCAATCAGTTCCAGGGGAAACAGAACGCATCGATCGACTCCAAGGTTTTTGAGGACCTCATCGAGCAGCTGGTCCTACACGGTCTTGTCAAGGAGAATTACAAGGAGTTGCCCAGAGCGGTTGCGTTTCACAGTATTTCCAAGGAACAGATCCTTCTTTTCCTCAAGGAAACGGGTCATACCAAGCACTACGAGGACGTTGTCCTGATCTATCACCAGCTGACCGAAAAACCGGCACCCGACATTAGCCATCTGGAAAATGATCTGTTGCGAGATTTTGACATGTTGACGGACCTGTACGACAAGAAATTCAAGAATTCCGAGCGGAAAAATTTCATCAACACCCAGTACGTCTTGTACCAGCTACTGCGAAGGCACAAGTACCCGTGCCGGAAAGAGGATTTTAACATTTTGAAAACGATTGATCGCAAGTACTACCACGACACCATCTGCGCCGAGTTGTTTATCGCGCTAGGGTGGAATTTCCAGGCCCTGTTCTGAAACTTTTTATGAAAAAGTACAGTACACCAAGCACAAGATGACCAAGATACCAACGATACACAGAAAAATCCATAGTCCGAGGGAATAGTGGTTGTGGAGGGGGGTTGCGAGGGTGCTGATGGACGTAAACGATTCGGGAACCTCCTTGTCGAAATGCGCCATGAGCCGGTCCCAATTGAGGACGTCGGACCGGCGCTTTGACGTTTCGTGGCGAATGCGGAACATCCATTTATAGGGCTCGATGCGTTTGAGGTCGTACACACCGTCCGGAGACGAATTCTCGCACGTGGTGCCGTAGACGAAATACGGCATCATGTCGTGGTACTCGCCATAGGGTCGCGCCAAGAGGCTGAGGGCAACATCGTCGTACTTGTGGAGGAGTTTCTGCTCATGGATGCGTTTGTCCGATAGCATGTTTCGGAGCACGTCCTTGGAAAAAATCATAATCATACCGTTGACAAACGTGGCATCGGGGGCTCGAATCACGGGGCCGGCAAGCACCTTTTCTCGAGGCAATTGTTGAAGATAGTCCATCAACGACGGAAAATGGATATACACGGTGGCATTGAGCCGGACGATGTAATTGGGCACGTCTTCCCATCGGCGGAACGACCGGAAAAACATCTTGACGGCAAACAAAAACTTGAGCGTCATGGAGGGGTTGTAGCCCGCCAACGGATAGAACACCTCATCGTCCTCGACCGGAGGGTACGTGCTATTGACGGCCTTGACCTCTCCATTCATGACCACAGTGTACGGAAGGCCGTACGTTTCGAGGAGATGCCGCCGCTTTTTCTGGAGGGTGCGATAAACAGGGTGGTTGAGACTCGACATGATGAACACGTAGGCGCTGCTCATGTTGCTTTTTTTTTGTTCCACAACAAAAAAAAAAGGTTTAAGCGTAATCCTCTGCATCCAACAAATAATAATACAATATGCATCAAGAGTCGCTGGATGAACTGATGGCACAGTTCCGGCAGCTCGAGAACGGTGGTTCTTGTCTCCAGGACAACCTCTTTGAAAAGGATACCACCCACGTATCCGGTCCCACGACCTCGTACCATGCGCCCCCCGTGTTTTCGTGGAAACATCGCGCGTCGTGGTACCCGTACCTCGTCGTCATGGGCGGCCTGTTTGTCTTTGTCGTTGTACTCCTTGCGGTGTTCCGCCCCGCATTCCTGTTTTCCTCCACTGAAACGTTTTTATGGAAACGGTTTTTCCTGACCATCCTGTTCACGTATCTTTTGCTTTTGGGCACGCTGTACGGGCTGTATTTCTATGCCGTAAGAGTCTAGGTAAAATTTGTCAGGAACTTTTCAAAATACATCTTGTCGTTGTGTCTCGGAGTGTAGCTCCACTTACCTTAATTCACCTTTACACACCCGCTACGTTTGTGTATAACATTTTTTTTTTATTCTTTAGTTCTTTCCCTACGAACGAGTTTTAAAAAAAACGTGTACGGTCCATTGGATGATTTTTGGACTACATGCCAGTGGTGGCGAGATTGGGTCCTATGTTAAAAATTATGCAACGCCTACCATAAAACGATTGATACGCGTTAAATTAAACCATTTAAAAAAGACTAGAAAAAAATAAAATCAAATGCTGCTTTCGGGATTCAAGAAATTGCTCCCCGTCATTTCCAAGACCGAAAAAATTGCCCTGCGCTGCGGCGCGCTTAGCCTAGATCGGCGTATTTTTGAAAACACCGCACGGCAGCACCTTCAGGACTACCGTCTCGCGCTGACCACCAAGGAGAAAGAATTTTTGGACCACGACACCGAGCGTCTGTGCGCCAGGCGGTACCCCGTCCGGGACCATGCGTTGTCCGCGAAAGAGATGTTGGAGGTCCGGAAAGACTTTATGGGGTTATGTATACCCGAGGCGTACGACGGTAAGGGCTTTTCCTCGTACGCGCACTCCCGCATTGTCCAGAAAATCGCCTCGGCATGCATCTCGACCGCCGTGACCGTCATGGTGCCCAACTCGCTCGGACCGGCCGAACTCTTGTTGAAATACGGCACCCCCGAGCAGAAAAATGCCTACCTCCAAAAACTCGCAACGGGGAACATGCTGCCTTGCTTTGGCCTGACAGGTCCGCAGAATGGATCTGACGCGCTGGGTTCTCTGGATAAAGGACATCTGGTCGAGTCGGATACCATGATTGAATTCGAGTGCAACAAGCGGTGGATTACCCTCGCCCCGGTCGCCGACATTGTCGGTCTCGCTCTCGACGTGGAAGGGTACGGCCCCACGGTGCTCTTGTTGGAACGCGGCGACGTCGACTGGGAGATGGGCCCTCGACATCACCCCATTGGGAGCACGTTTATGAACGGGACGATCCGCACCCGGGGACCGGTGCGCGTGTCGACTGAAAAGGTGCTTGGCGGCCCAAAAAATATCGGCAAGGGGTGGGAAATGCTTATGGAAAGTCTCTCCGAAGGGCGTGGTATCTCCCTCCCCGCGCTCTCCGTCGGAGTTGGATGTTTTCTAAGCCTGCAGACGTCCTATTACGCGCGCGCGCGGACGCAGTTCAAGATTCCTCTGTCGGAGATGCAGGGCGTGCAAGAAAAGCTCGGTAGGATCATTGCCAACACGTACACGACGCTCGCCATGCACGAGCTTTTGAATGCGACGCTGCTGCGAGGAGAAGCATCCAGCGTTCTTTCCGCCATCCTCAAGTACCGGACGACGGAGCTGGCACGGGAGAGCGTCGTCCACGCCATGGACATTTTTGCGGGCAAGGGCATCTCACTCGGACCCAAAAACCCGGTGGCGTCCATCTACGCGCAGATCCCTATCGCCATCACGGTCGAGGGGAGCAACACGCTGACACGGAGCCTCATTGTGTTTGCACAGGGCATCAACAAGAGTCATCCGTACGTGGGCGATATGATCGAAGCGTTGGAAAACAACGACGACCGTCGTTTCTTTACGCTGCTACCGCGAATGGTCGGGTATGTCGTGTACCATTACGGATGGTCGTGGATTCCTGCGTCTGGTCTGGATCAGCGTATCGATCGCCGGAACTCGCTCTTTCTCGTGCTGGCGTCCTTGATGCTCCTCAAGGGAAAGCGCCTCAAGAAAGACCAGATGCAGACGGGGCGTATGGCGGATCTTTTTAGCCTGTTGTACACGGCGTACGCGTTGAGATGGTTCGACAAGAACCGTGCTATCGAAAACGCGCTGCTGGAACACGTGCTATGGGATATGGACCGGCTGCTGATCGACGTGTGCCGGGAGGAAGGAGTGCTGGTGTCGCTGCTCTGCATGCCGTGGTTGTGGGCAAGCCCCTTGGCGGATAAGAACTGGGCCGCCCTCTCCCAGGTCGTATTGAATGATCCGTCTGTTGATCGTCTCCTGGCGTCCTCCATTTATCTCGACCCCAAAGACCCCGTCGTACGCTTCAGGAAATGCTGGAGGGAGGGTACCATGCCCGGAAAACAACTGTTGGACGACATCGTGCAGGTGGACGTGTTTGACGCGGAGGGGAAACAACACCTGGAGAACAAAGGTTTCTAATCGTAGCGACTACACTCCACTTTCTCTGTACCGGTGTTGGCTTATTTAAAGACGTTTTTTTTTATAAAAAAAAAATGGAGGTTCTCCAGGAAATCGCCATTGCTTGCAAAGATCGAATCCTCTTGTTGGACAGGGATTTACAGAATAGAAACATCGATGTGTCGAAAGGGTCCGAGTGGTCCCATAAATTTTACTCTTGGAAAGGTCGTCATTACAACAACCTCAAACAGGGGCCAGGATGGAGTTTTCCCAGGGACAGTTTTCTTTCGCCCATAGACATCATACAAAAGCAGGAGCCAACAGAACCAATAGTACGACCTAAAAGCGACAACAAAAACACAGTGGTCGCGTACGACATGGATATCCCAGACGAGGTTCGTCGTTATTTCCGGAATTACGAGGCGATTATTTTCCAAGAGGAGCACTCCACCCGATGACCGCACACGCGATACGACCTCCAGCGTTTCCCGTGGACGTGGATTCCGTCTCTAGCTTTTGGATGAGGGCGCTTTTGGACCGGAGGCCCTTATATCCACGGGAAACGGCCATGGTGTACAGCGCGGAGAAAGACATGGTCGAGTACGGAACAAGCACACCATTCTCCAAGAGACCACCGAGGCCATAGTCGTCCGCGTCGCGGTGGAGGACCACGCTCCTGCCCACGATGCACTCGGGCTTCCCACCCACCAGGCTGATGCGGTCGTCGTCAAACACGAGAACGGCGTTCCCGCGCGCGTCCGTTTCGACGTTGTTGACGAGGTCGCCGGCGTGGCGCCTCGTGGTAAAGTATACCGAGCCGTGGGGGTCGCCCGACGGATTGAGGTGCTTGCCGGTGCTGGCACAGCCCTCGGTCAGATCGCCGTATTCGTGGATGTGGATGGCGTGGGTCTGGCGAGGGCGGAAGCCGGAGAGTGAGACGGACACCCGGACAGGGGCCGACGGATGGGCTTGATGAAATCGGACGGTGCCGCAGACGTCCCGGTCGAAATAAGCAACGGCGTTCATTGTTTGTTTTCTTTTTTTTTTACGGGAAAAAAAAAAGATTCCATTGAAGCGTTGTGAATTTATTTTTTATACCACGAGAACATAAAAATGACTCGGTTCATTGTATCCTTGACAACGATCCCGTCCAAACTACGACACGTCCACCAAACGCTCGAAACCCTCTTTCATCAGACCGTGGCACCCTCCATGGTAATACTGCATATCCCGAGGGTGTACACGATGCGGTTGGGGGGACACGTGGTGGACGAGACCGAGGTCGAGACGTTGCAATCCCAGTACCCGTCTCTCGTGATCCATAGGGTCGAGGAAGACCACGGGCCGGGTACCAAACTCCTTGGCCTTCTCTCTTTTCCCGAGGCGGATTGGCAAGGCGCCACCATTGTCCTCGTCGATGACGACCATCTCTACCACTGTTGCCTGTTGGAGTGGTTCGAGGCCGCGATGGAGAAAAATCCCCATCTCCAGACCGCCTCGTTTGACGTAGAATCTATCGGCCCTCTCCGCGTAGGAAAAGGGGCGGACGGATTCCTCCTCCGGTCCGACGTTGTTCTCGACGGTTTCCTCGCGTACTACGACCAGATCCGGGTCCTCGATTATGTGCGGTATCATGACGATGTCTATCTCTCCTACTTTCTTTTTCTCCGTGGCATCTTTGTACACAAGCTCCATCCCCCACCCGGTGCCCATGTGTACCGCCAGCACGCCCATTCAGGGGTCGATGCGCTCATGGCGCTGCAGGGTAAGTACAGCCGTGGGGAATTGGACCGGAGAGTCCCTCAGATCCTCCGCGACGTGTTTCAGTCCGACCAGGAAAAATGGTCCAGATAGTATTTCAGCACAGCGCCCTGGACCTTGGTTTCCCTCGTCGTGTCAAGGAACGGTTCGACGAAGCGGTGCGCGCTGGCAATCATTCTCTCGCATTTTTGGGGATGCCTCTCGGCCCACCGGACTTGCGCCTCGAGGTCGCTGAAATCGTCGCGGACAGGGAGATAGTGCACGTACGGGAGGAGCGCGTCCTCCATAAGCCAACTGGAGATCTGTGGGCGGGGCATGACCACGAGGCTGTTGGAGGCGAGGATCCATTTAAGGTTGGTGGCGACATCGTTGCCTTCCACGGACAGCAGGTACTTGTACGTCAGAAGTGTCTCGAGGGACATCTCGTCTTTTGCGTATTCCTGGAAACTCTTGTGCGCGTCTTTCTTGATGACGAGGCCAATATCCAGCAGAGGAGATGTGGACAAGGCGTACCTCTCGACGAGCGTCTGCCGGGACACGGACCGCGGGGGGATGTTGTTCCCAAAACCATACCCCGTAGGGGCACCACGCCACACGAGTGTGGGGATCTTTTCACGAAAAGAATGCTCGTGCACGCGGTTTTTGGCCACCCGTTCCATGCGGTGGTAATGGCGCGTGGTGTTGAGCTTGAGCAGGATGGATCCGTGGCCGCCACCACCAGCACCGCCACCGTTGTTTTCGAGCGCGACAACGCGTGATTTTACAAGCACGGGAACGTCGAATCGTTCTACGCGGTCGCGCGGGTACCACACGACCATCTTGTCTTTCTCGCGGTACCGGGCGTCGAGCGACAACCATGCGACGTACAGGTCTTCCACGTACGACGCGGGGAAAGGTAGTGATTTTCGTGCCTCCAAAAGCGCCTTGCACCGGGGAAAATGGAGCGCGTAGTATTTCTCAATAAATTCTGTCGGGAAATCAAGGGGGTGTTTCTCGTGGAGGGCGCGCAGCGAATAATGCTTTCTTGTCAAAAAATGGTGGGCGTCGCCGGTGTAGTAGAGGAGGCGATAGTCCTGGTTCTTGGCAATCTCGTAGCGTTCAGTTTGCGCGCTGTACCGGACGACGACAAGAATCATGACCATCATGACCATCATGACCATCATGACAGCCAGCAAAAAAATAACAAACATGTAGTGTTTTCTCTTTGTGCTACGAAAAAAGAATATTGGTATTGTTTTTTTTTTACCCAAAAAAAAAAAACATTGTCCATGTCGGACTCTCTATATTTAAAACGATAAAAAAAACAGAAAGAAAAAACATGTCGTCGTTTCAACAGTACACCGAATTCGTTGGGAAAGCCACCAGTGCAGAAAGCACCGATCTTGTGGCGTTTGCCCAGCGGTGCCAGGCCCTCCAAGAGTCCAAGCTGTGCAACGTCCCGCTGCTCATGACCAGCGCGATCGGTTTGTCGTCGGAAGGAGGGGAGTTTAGTGAGATTGTCAAGAAACTGGTGTTCCAGGGCAAATCGTTGGATGAAGCCCAGGTGTTCCACATGAAGCGTGAGCTTGGTGATATCCTGTGGTACTGGACCAATGCGTGCCGGGCGTTGAACCTTGATCCCCAGGAGGTCATGAAAGAAAATGTGCGCAAGATCCAATCCCGGTATCCTGATGGGGTGTTTGATGCCTTTTTTTCCGAAAATCGTAAAAAGGGAGACCTTTAGGGGTTGAAACGGTAGAGAGGGTGTCCATTGCCATCCACATGTTAAAACAATATGAACTATCGCCATCCATGAGAGGGCCTGCCTCCTCTTTTTTTCTCTGCAACGGTGGTTTACGTTCCGGAAATCCCAACACTGTACGATGCCACGCCTGAAGAGGGAGGAGCAGGTATTGAGGAGGACGATCCTGTCGTCGTTGGAGAGGGAGAGGAAAAAGTCTCCTTGACAGAGATTCCAATATCCGTCGCCACTACCGCCAACTGCAACCCACGGATGCCGTACCCCAACACCTTGATGGTCGACTCTACGCGCCGGTGGATGTTGTAGAGTGCTTTCACCCTTGCTTTCCATCTCTGACGGTAGAGGATTTGGTTTTCTTTTTCAATTCTTTCCCTCTCTACGGGAGAATTTCCCGTAGGTGTTTTTATTTTTCCCGTACCCTTTAGTGCTTGTCGTTGTGCATCGATTTCATCTTGTAGTTGAGAGGATATGTCCGATAGTTTCTTTCCATATTCTGTATCGCTGTACATCTTTGGATTAGAATACAAATTCTGGTACTTGTCTATAAATTGCGACTGTTGTTGTTCCAGTCGTTCTCGCGTGAAAAAAGCAGAAGAAGAAGAATCGAAATTTGTTCTTTCGATGAGAAAGCTTTTGGGGGCTTTTCGCACCCCTCTTTCTTTCGCGAGGACCCTTTCTATTGTGTCTCTGTCTTCTCCCACGCTTTCTAGTTGTCTCGTCGTATACCCAGAGAGATACCGGTCTCCCAGGTTGGTGGCGTTCTCGGCAATGACCTCAACGGCTTTGGTGCTGATTTTGCTCCCCAACGCACTCGCACCTCCATCCACGATACTGGAAGCATCGACTACCGCCATGAGGGCGCCGAGGATGCCGATACCAATGGCGTCTCCTCTTTTCCCGGATGTCCAATCATTGTGTGCACCACCAAACTGTTTTTCACCAAAAAAGTTTCCCACGCCGTGTCCAACGCGCGACCATGTCATTTGTGTGTTTTTTTATACGGAGTTGAAAAAAAAAATAACCTCATGACGCGTACACATTACTACTATTGTTTTTCAGGGAGATTCCTAAGGACGTCCCCACCACGCCCATCTCCGTTCCTCGAATAGCGTACGTGATCCTCGACATGACGGCTTGTACCTGTTGACTAATGTCGAGAAGCGCCTGGATCCTGTCCTTGTCTTTCGCAGTGATTTGTAGCGCACGCAGGGCAATGTTTTTGTCCTTGTCGGTTATTCGGACAATGTTTTTATTGACCGCATTCTTGTACCACGTGTCGTATTTGTACGTATCTACCTTTTCCTCCGCCACGCGTTGGGCTTGTTGACGGATGTCCTCCTCGGACAAATGGGGTGTAAAAGATGTCCCCTGAAAACGTCGCGCATCGCTCCGATTCCGTTGTCGCAATCGTTTCCGTTCCTCGGACTCGTAGTATTTTCGGAGCTCGTCTTTTTTGGTAGCCTGAAGTTGTGTCTGGTACTGGGTAGCAATGTCCTTGTCCACAGGCTGGATGCCGGATATCGTCGGATGCTGCTCTTGAAAAATGTCCCCCATATTATTCTGCTCCAAAAAACCGTTCCAATCTTTCGGTGCTTGTAATTTTTGGTACGTAATCTTGGTTCTCATGCTGAGGAAGCTTTCTGGGACATTCCGCACCCCTCCCTCGTCTCGAAGGATCTGTTCCACATACGCACCATGTTCTCCAACTTGTTCGAGCCGGCTGACCGCATACTTGGAAGCGAATCGATTGGCCCCGGCGTCGGCGACCCTTTCGACGGCACGTGTGGTCAATGTACCACCCACACTCGTGATACCGAAATCCAACACCCCCGCAATGTTCATTGTCGCCACCATGATTCCTAAAATGCTCTCCCCAATAGCTCTGCCTTTGTCCTGAGACCACTCGCGAGACATGGCACGAAACTGTTTTCCACCCACGATATTTTCTCCTCTCTGACGCCACGTTGTTGTACCGGGCATGGATGTATGTAGTATTCTATTCACAATATTTTTTTTTTTCAAATCATGGATTCCATAGAAATCCTTGATTATTTTTTCTACCGACCACGTCGACGACGACCCCTCCTGCATGTGTGTTCAGGTGTTTGTCGCTGTCGTACCCTTAGGTAGTTGAGGAAATACTGTTGGAAACGGGTGCAATGTTGCTGGAGGTACCATACGAATCATTGGAACCATTGGATGGGGTACCATACGAAAAAGAAATGGAACCATTGGATGGGGTAGTACCGGACGAAGAAGAAGTGGAGGCGGTATTGGATGGCGTAGCACCAGATGAAGAAGAGAAAAAGGTTTCTTTAGTAGAGATGCCTGTATCCACCAACACGGCAGATACCTGAAGGGTGCGAAGGGCAATCATGGTATTATTAAAGCGTCGACGGATGTTCTGGAGGACTTTTAGCCTTTTGTACACTTGTTGATATCTCACTTGTTTGAGATTATAAAATTGTGGGTTTTCCCCCGCTAAGTCTTTATACTCTTGTAGAATTTGATCCATGGATTTTTTATATTTAGCAAAGAAGGCATCACGTAGTTCATCTTGATACTTCCCAAATTCTTGGGCATTATTAAAATTTCCAAAGTTGTCGGACCGATGAACGGCAAAGCTATTATCCGCGTTTCGAATCCCTTTTTCCTTGGCAAGGATGTCTGAAATGGTTCCTTTGTCTTCCCCGAGAGTCTGAAGTTGTCTGCTGGTATACCCCGAGATGTTTCGATCACCCGCGTTGGCGGCTCGTTGCGCAAAACCTTGTATGTTTCCCACTCTACCCGCAATATCTTCTGCACCCTTGGTTCCGACTTTTTTCGCGATACCTTCCACAGCTTTGGTTCCTACCATACCCCCCAAATCCGCGATGCTGGTGGCATCCATAATTGCCATGAGACCACCGAGAAGAAACATCCCGACGGCTTTTCCTTTGTCGGTTTTCCATTCTTGGCGCATTTCACTGAATTGTTTTCCCCCGAAAAAATTTTCCACAAAATGTTTGGAGCCACTTCTAAACTCTTTCCGTGTAATTTTGGTCATAGTACCGTTTTTGTTTTTGTATTTCACGAGAAAAAAAAATTGATTTGTTGTTTCCACGCGTCAAGAAAACAAAAAAAAAACAACATGGGTTCTTCTTTTTCATCATCATCACAACGACAGTATTCCAAAGTCCACGGCTGGCCCGACCCTGTTTCCACGAACAACACCACAACGACCACACCCACAAGCGATTATTATTATTTTGATCAAACCTTTCCTCCTCGTCGCCCACGGTGTCTATGGTGGGGGAAAAGGAGATGACGTCTTGTATGAAATCGTCATGGACGACACCTTGTCGTTAGTCAATATAGTCGAAACGAGTATACCGACATGATTCATTCCTTGTATAAAATGATACAATGAATGATGTGGGTTGTGTCTCCGTAATAATGAACACCCACGAAAAATAGTTGCTGAAAAAACGAGACCCGATTGTAAAATGTGATGGTCGAGCCACATGTACGTCTTGCGATACGATTCTACAGGGCATAAACAGGTTCACGACGCGTTGCCAAATCGGTACATAACGCTCACACATGTCTATACCCATCCTATGGTTGTAGAGGAGGGTAAGGATGCAATATTGGTAGTAGCAAAACAGCAAACAGCATCATGATGATTTTAAAAAACAAGGAAATAAATAAAACATGGAATGTCCGTTATGTCTCGAAGAGCTATGGGAACAATGTACCGTGGAAACGTCGTGTCGACACAAATGCTGTATCCACTGTTTTTTACAATGGACGAAACCAGAGTGTCCGATTTGTCGTCAATCGTTGGAGGCTCAACTACCGAAACGGATCCTTGATTGGTTTCGTCAAAATCATGCCAAAAGCAGTCGTAGCATTCCTCCTCCTCCTCCTCAGTCCGTACGACAAACACCTCCATTATTACCATCATCATCTCCAACGTCTCCTCCCGACGTGTTTTCACTGACGGATTTCCCCTCCTTGTCATAGAACTCCTTGGCGCTATTATACCCGATGGAAAACATGTCGAATTTCTCGTTATTGCCGATATCAAACTGTAGACAGAAATAACTTTCCACACGAACCTCCATCGTATCCCACTGGTCATTGTCCTCCACCGTCGCTTGCGCGGTCCGGAGGGTCTGAAGCAAGGACATGGGGATGGTCATGGTTTTCCAGAGGAGCTCCATGGCGGACGGCAATCGACCGGATTCCGAGGGCGCGGTGGGAAACAGGGCGATCCCGAGGACACGGTTTTCCTTTTGACAATAGTGGAGGGGAAAATTGCTGGACAGACACCCGTCAAGATAGACCGAACCGTTGTACAAGAAAGGTTCAAAGACGAGAGGAAGGTTGGCGCTCATTCGGAGGGCGGTCAGGCAGGGAAGGTCGGGGTGGTTCGTGGGGTCCATAAACTCCTCCTTGTCAAGGGTGTAATTGAAAGTGCAGCATACGAGGGTCTTACCGTACTCGTCCTCGAGCTGTTTCAGTGTCATGAAGCGACCAATTTTCTGGACGGTCAGTTTCTCCAAAATCTCGTGGACGATAGAAAACGAGAGGGCACCAGACCCGTGCACAATGTTGTAAAAATCAAAATGGCCGAGCTTTCCAAGCCAATTGTTCTGACACAGGAGGACCATAAGCTCGACAGGGGAGTACCCGATACAGAGGAGGTAGCAGAGGATCGCACCGATCGACGTCCCCACGAATTTTTTGACATGGGTGAGGAATCCGTGGTCCATGGCGTACTGCAGGGCACCCAGAAGGGCAAAGCCTTTGACCGCGCCTCCGGAGAGCACCAGCGTGTCGTACTTGTTGTCGACGGGCATTTCTTTCCTCTCCCCTTTTCAAATGATTAAATCGGTTCGGGGATGATTTTGGTGGGCCCGGTCAAAAAGGCGGTGGCGGTGGAGGGGGTGTAGCAGAGACGTACGGGGTTCTTGGGATCACTGGTCTTGCGAAAACAGAGCGTCGGATCAGTCAGTCCGGGGTGGCGAAACGCGCCGTACTCCATGTTGAGGAGGTGGAATGTTTCCGCGGCGTCCTCGTCGGTCGGCAGCCCGTCGACGGAGAAAGACCGTGAAAAGCGAACGGCGGGGACGGAGACCTGCACGCCGTTGGTGGCGTTGCCTTGGAAACATAGTTTCTGGGACTCGTTTCCTTTCTTGCAAAGGCAGTGAATATCCGCGGAGGAACAGGGCACGCTAACCTCGGTCAGGTCAAACATATTGGAGGCGGTCGTTTGGCGATGGCAGTGCACCACGGCGTAGACAAGCGCCGCCACCGCGAGCGTTAGTAAAACGACCAGGAACCAGAGAACGGTGGCCATGACGAGCATGTTGTTTTATTGGGAGTGTAAAAAATTATTTGTTTTTTGGCGTGGAAAAGAAAAGAGAATCAAAGAAATATTTTTTTAAACTAGGCTAAAAAAAACATGAATAACCACCGCATCGATTCCTATCATTCCTACCACCGGCTGCTCGGAGATAAAAAATCCACACGGTATTTTGCCGAATTTTGCCAACAGCACGGGATGACATTCCATTATATTACCCGCGACAACAAGAACTCTGAATTGTTGGAGGGCCGTTTCCTAGAGTATCCGCTCTTTTTTTTCGGAAAACGCATGCCCATGATTCCTGACGATTTTGATATGCTCAATGAAAAGAACCATGTCAGCGTCGCCAAGCTCATGGATCCCTATGTTCACTACACGGTATGGCGAGAGATTTTTATCCATCGCATGCTCAACACGCTCCTGCTTCACCGACTGACCCCTCATTTCCCTTTTTTTTACGGCTACCACTTTAGCTACGACGGCGATGTGTTCCACGATGGGCAGCAGCGCCCCTACATCTTGCTCCTGCAGGAAAGCATGGACGAGGATTTGAAAACATGGGCAACACGACAGACCCGCTCCGAAAAGGAATGGTTCTCATGTTTGATCCAACTCTTTTTTGCGGTGGGTGCGATGCACCAGCACCTAGGCCTTTCGCACACGGACCTGCACTGGGGCAACGTGCTGGTCCGACGTCTTTCTCCCCGACAGAGCTGGACGTACAAGGTGGTGGAGGGAGAACACTACTCGCTACCGGACCAAGAGTACCTGTTTACGATTTGTGATTTTGGCTGTGCGCAATTCGATGCCCGAGACCAGATGAAAGACTACCGGCGGATCGCGCTGAATGTTTTCAAGTGGCTAGGAAAGACCCCGGGAGACGTGTTGAACCGGTTTGTTTCCGAGATCCACAGCATGCGCAACCGCCGGTGGAAAAGTGTGCTCGATCTGGTTGTTTCAAAGTATGTGTCGCGCCATGTCGTAGGCGACATCTTTGACGGAACACGACCGGTCGAATTTTTTGTACCTGAAAAATAAATATTGCGGTGGAGTATACAACATTTTTTTTTTTTGGAGAAGGAAAATGAATGAATGCGTGATTTGTCGTGGAAACGTGTTTCTTCCCGTGGAAATGACCTGTTTTCCATGTTATCGTAAAAACAATGTATGCTGCTCGTCGTTTTGCCGCGTGTGTCGCCAGTGCGCCCACGATTATCTGCAGCTGGACAAATCATTGTACCACCGCGACATTGAACGACGGTGCCTGTACTGCCCATCAGTGTGCTCCACGATTTCGCTGACACCGGAGACCTCGTATCGCAAAGATTTCATCATGATTTGTGCGGATACATCGGTCGGGCACCGTTGCCCATACTGCAACAAGTGTTCGGGGACGCAGCTAGCCGTCGACCAGCACATTGACTCTGAGTGCGAAAAGGTGGCCGCCGTGTGTGCATGCGGTGTCGCCACGCTTCGAGAAGGACTGGAGGGTCATTACCCGTCCTGTCGGCAACGAGAGAAATGCATGGTGTGCGACTCGTTTATCCTGCTTTCCGAGTTTGAAAACCATATGAACCATCGTCATCAACACATGCGATGCGGCTTGTGCAGCACGTTCATTTTGTTTGACCACATGACAGTGCACCTTTTGAATGAGTGCCGGTACCGCACGGTCCGGTGCGACTATTGCCACACCAATGTGGTCTACCACCGTTTTGCGTTTCACATGCACGAACACGAGAATTATTTCCAGGACATCTTTACAAGGCTGATGCAGGCAATGACCACAACGCTGCGCGACTATCATCATTTTCGAAGGATCCGGAACCGTGTTCCATGAAAAAAAAAATAGAATCAATTTAAACGACAGGGTAGAAAAACAAAAGAATGGAGGAAAAAGACGTGCTGCCCATCGTCCGTCAGTACCGTGATTTTTACATGGAACAACAGGCCATCCAGAACGAGATTAAAAATTTTAGGAAACGCTACGAGAAACGTCTCGGGGACATCAAACAAAAATTGGTGGCACTCGAGGAAGAAATCTTGGTGTACATGAGAGAGCACGACCATCCTGGGCTACGATTCCAAGAAGTAATTTTTCTTTGTGAGGACAAGGTTCTTTCCAAAAACAGCAAGAAACGGGAAGAAGAGGTACAAAGTATTTTGCAGAAACACCGTATCGACCCCACCAATCCTCTGTATCGCGAGATCCTGGAATCGACCCAGGCGTGTAAAATCCGTGAAACCAACAAGCGCATCAAGATGAAAATCTACAAAAAAGGCAACGACGAGTAAATTTTTCTGCGAAAAAAAATTAATGTTGCCGTATAATAGAGTAGAGTGTTATCATCATGAGCTGTTTTTTTCCGTCCAACCCCTCTCCTTTTCTTAGTCCGCTTTCCATTCAGGCGTCCAATCCCATGCGCGCGACGCTGGGTCCGATGTACACATACCCCTTCTTTTCCGCCACCTACTGCCCCGGCTTTCAATGCCAGGTCAAGCAGCCTTTCCAGGCGATCTGTGGTTCGGCCGTTGCCGTGGACCAGGCGTGCCTTACCAAGGCCTGTCGCCCGAATGCGCCTGTCGTGTTTGTGTAAACACCCGTAGAAAACTTATTTTTTGTAAAAAAATAAGTTTTGGAAAGATGGCATTTTGTTTAGAGAAGCTCGCCGTAGCATGTCGCTGGGATGGTAATGACGTAGACGGGTCCTCCCCACATGAGGCAGTTGAGGGACACAATGTCGCTGACCACAATAAGGTTGATTCCACCGCAAGCACGCGTCTGGCCAAAGTTGACGCAAAAGTCCTTGTTGTTGTTGTAGGGAGACACCTTGAGGAAACAGCTAGAGTTGAAAGGCTTGTTCTTGCAGCGGCGTGAGTAGCCCTGAGAATCGGTAATGGAAAACACCACGTTGGCGTAGATATAGTTGAAATAGTAGACATTGAACGTGTCGTTGGGCGCGATGGTGCACAGCCCCGAGTTTTTGTTGTCCACTGCTCCGTACAGTTCGGGGTCGCAGGTCGACGACTTGCAGACCGCGCCGATGTAGAGGAGGGTCACGAGCTGAGAGCAAGGACCACAGGGGGAGGCCCCGAGGGGCTGTGGGGTATTGAGGCATGCGCCAATAGTAAACACGATGGGGTTGTAGTTTCCATAGCCCTTGAGGGGGGTGGAAAGCCCCTGGAAAAGGTTGAAAAAGGGATTGGGGTTCTGGCCGTAGGGCGTGCAGACCGTGGTCGAGGGGCACGTGCTATTGTTTCCGCTCGTGTCCAGGGAGGAGGGGAACGAGGGCGGCTGGATGCAAAAGTTGAAAATACCGTAGGGTCCGGACTGCACCGTGCTAAGCATCGTGGCCGAGATCTGCGTGATGAACTGCGCAATACCGTCGACGGGGTACGTCGTCGTGCAGGGCGTAGTGGGAGGATTAGGGCTGGGGATGCAAGAGTTGGCCACCCCGGGGCACCAGTCGGTGGGGCACGGAGAGCAACTCGTAGAGGAGGTGGACGTGGAAGAAGTGAAGCACGCCAGCGAGTAGGGAATGGGGGGAAGGTCGCTGCAGCAGGTAAAATGCGTGGCAATCTCCTCGGGCTTGAGGTTGTAGTTGATGAGGGCGGGGGAGCACAAAAGATTGGCAGAGGCGGCCACCGTGGAATCCACAAGTGGGGCTGATCCGGTCAGTCCATACCAATTAATGACGGTGCACTGGTTCAAGTAGGTGGGGCTGACGCACGTCGTTCCCCGAGCACAGCCCGTGGCCGGGTCGAAAGGCACTACGGTACCGGCGAGACCACAGTTCGCGGCGGTAATCCCAGGGGAATAGGGAGTGCTGGGATCGTCGGGAAGGAAATTTCCAGCCGCAACCCAGGGATTCATGCACGTGGGTGTGATGCGGAGGTATTTAAAAGGACTAAGCTTGGCGGAGCAGGATGGAGCAGGTGTGGACATTTTTTTTTTTCTACTACGTGTCAAGAAAATTTTTTTTTTTTATTTTTTCACAAAATTTGCAAAATAATATACCTTTTGATATTTAAAAAAATGACCAACCCTCTTTATACACCCTGACACTTTTTATTACCTTTTGAATATGACCAACGCCCGTGAACGCTTACAAACCATGACCAGCGACCTTGACGGTATCTCGGAATGGTGGCGCGTACACCCCTATTCCGAGCACGCTGTCCTCGTTCGATTCCGGTCAGCGCGCACGGGGCCTTCTCTCATGCTCTCGGTGCCGCGCGACCGCAACCTTGACGCTGTGTATTGCGAGAGCAGCATCTATTTGCCCTTCCAACGTACCGTGGGTTCCTATCCCGGAATGCCTGACGTTCTTTTCTCGAAAGAGGAGACGCTCGTCGAGATCTACCGGTTCTATTTCCTCGTCTACTGCCTCCCCAAGGTGGCCGCCTTTTCATCGCACCTGTTTTCTATTCCGTACAAAAAGAAGCGTCTGTCGCTTCGTTCGCTTTCCATGGCGTGCTTGTCCACTTCTGATCTTCGAGATGTCCGGCAGCATCTGTGCGTGGCATGGGCCTGATTCGATTACCACAATAACGTCCGGCTGAGTGTATTCGGGGCGTACCGGTTGTTTTTCCAGTCGCCTCGTGTGCCTGCGGAACGCCGTAGGTAGTTTTCCCGTCGCGTATCGTCCTTGTGCTTGGTATAGTCCTCGTAGGGGATCTGACCGAAATGCACGCGTCGTCCCTCCGGGGTCAGGATCATGTATTTTTTATGGGGGAGTGGGGAGATGAAAAGACGAGATGGATCATAGCCGTGGGCGACGGCCTTTTTCCGGACCTGTGCAGGGTTGCTGTATTTCTTGACCTCGTCGTACTTGGCGCGGCTGGTGAACCGGAGCATTTTTTTATTCTCCAATAATAAAAAAAAAATAATCCTCGACAAGTAGTAAAATGGATTTCAAGAAAAAAGGATCGTACACCTCTCTCGTCGAGGGCTATGCCGGTGGCAGCGCCATTTCCCTTTACGGATCTCTCAAAGGGATGACCCGTCATTTTGACAAGAATGTCGAGTGCTGGTGCACCCAGGCCTCGAACCCCAAGGTGAAGCTTCCCAAAGGAGGAGCGTTTTATCCCATGCAGCTATGCAGCAGCTGCGCCGCTACGCCCATGAAAAACTGATTCTTCAAAAAACATTTCTCCAAAAATTTTTTCAAGACAACGAATGGAACCACCCCTCTTGAAAAAAGTCGAAAAGTATCTGGAGACGTATGATAACGCGTCGATCCAGAAACAGAGCTATGATTTTTTTATTCATCATCGGCTCAATAAGATTGTGGAGGAAGAACCCACCATCGAGATCCCCCTTGGCGACAATACGTTCTATTGCGTCAAATTTGGCCAGGTCTTTGTGGACAGGCCGTATATTATCGACGAGAGTCGACAGGTTCGTTATATTACACCACACGAGGCCCGGATCCGCGACCTGACGTACAGCAGTGCCGTTTCCGTCAACATCCGCACGAGCATTACGCGCCGCAGCGATAGCGGCGACACGGAGACCGAGACGGAGAGCAAGGAATTTTTCAAGGTCCTCATTGCGCGCCTGCCCATGATGATCGGGACCTCGAAATGCAATTTGTACGACATGACCCCAGAGCAGAGACATGTCGCGGGCGAATGCAAGTACGATACCGGAGGATATTTTATCGTCAAGGGGAAAGAACGCGTGCTCGTCTCCCAGGAGCGCATGAATTACAATATCGTGTACGTCTTTGAACAAAAGCCGAGCAGCAAGTTTTTGCTTGTCAGCGAGATTCGCAGCATGTCAGAAGAGACCGGGCACTCGGTTCTCCTGCAGATGAAAATTACGAATGAAAAAAAGATTGTGCTGCAACTCCCCTATATGACGCAGGAGATTCCTCTGGGGATCGTGTTTTCCGCCCTGCAGTTCACCCCCCAGGAGATTGAACAAATCCTCGGATTGAATCTCGGGCAAGAGGCCATGCAGGACCCTTTGGTGGTCCGGATGATGCGGTCGACGATGCGCGACGCCGAGAGGATGGACTCGGTCGACAAGGCACTGGCGTACATTGCACAGTTTGCGGTGCACAATGTGTCCAAGGAACGCAAGCTGTTCTATGCCAACCAGATCTTGCACAACGAGCTCCTTCCCCACCTCGGAATCACGAGCAGCCGGTTGCAGAAAGGGTACTTTCTGGGACACATGCTCGCCAAGCTTGTGTTGACCTTTACGGGAAAGCGGACGATGGACGACCGCGACCATATCAACAACAAACGGGTGGAGGTCAGCGGCCACCTCTTGTCGGAGCTGTTCCG